TATTATGAGACAGTGCTACATAGACAACGGGCGTCACGGGTGTGATGGCCATAGGACTAATAAGGGCAGGATACGGTACGGGTGCTGGGCGTGCAAATAAAGGCGGTGGAATATGAGCGAAGAACAACTTAAGAGGTACTGGCAGGCTTATACAGATGCATGGATGCTGATGAAAAATTGGAAAAAAGTCACGAAGGAGCATATAGAAGAAATGCGATCGAAGCATGACATCGGAGTCATGAGACGGCTGTTTTGCCTAGCTGTTTGGCAAGAAATAAAGAGAGTCAAGGCAGGTGGTGAGCCATTATTGGAAAAGGATTACCAGAGGGCATTTGCATATACATGGAAACTGTTTAAGCAGTATAGTGAACCCAATGATACTGATGAATACTGGGATGGTCTTATAGATGGAATAAAAGATTTGGGAAAGAAATTTGGAGAAAGTCAATTTATAAAAAATCTATTAATTCATGTTACTTTGGAAGAGATAGAACGTATTTATAGAGAAAAAATTTGATACTGTAAGGATGATAAAGTCACATAATTTGCCGAAGGAGTGAGGAGATATTATGACACGAGCGGAAAGGCGACGCGTAGAACGAGAGAACAGAAAACAGCCTACATATAATCTATCCAGAGACCAATTGCGGGAAATTAAACAAGAGGCTACCCATGACGCGGCAGAGACTGCTTTTCTCATGATGCTGGGCATTCCAGTATTGATGTTCAAGGACCATTTTGGTCAACTGATGCGTAGGGAAGTGGATGGAAAGAGTCGGGAACAGCGGTTCGTGGATTACTGCATCGAGTTTTATAGGCAGTTTGATAAGGGGTTGTACACACTGGATGATATCCGTTCCGTGTTGAAAGATGAATGTGATATTGAGATTGAGATGAAATAAGCCGGGGGAGTACCCCGGCAATAAAAAACATCAAAAAAGAACATATGTACGAAAAAGAAGCCCCGTGTGCTTGGCGGCTGAAGGGCTTCTCCTCTTTGGATAGGATAATTATAACCTATCCTGTACAAAATTACAAGGAAAGGATGGGTGGAAATATATGGCAGAACAGGTAAGTATGGATGATGTTGTCAGGCGTGTTATGGATAATATTGTAAATGTCATCGAAGAACAGGAGCGACTTAATCAAGTAAAACAGATACTCAACATGTGTTTATCGGAATTTCAGTTTTTTACAGAAGAAACAGCGTTGTCTAATGAAATAGATAGGTCAGTGGAATACCTTAATGCCTATTTGCTCCAGATGAAGCTGGACGGATGTACAGATGGTAGTATTAACAATTATAAATGTAATCTAAAAAATATGATGACATATATAAATAAAAATGTAACGGAGATTACATACCAGGATTTAAAGGGGTACCTTGCATATGGGAAACTTGTGCGCAAATGGAAAGATAGAACTTATAATAGTAAACTTATATCGATACGTAGTTTCTTCTCCTTTTTGTACACAGAAGATTTATTGCCAGAAAATCCCGCAAAAAAATTGAAGGAAACGAAAGTGGAATACAAGATAGGGGCAACGTTGCAGCCTGAACAACGTGAAATGGTTAGATGTGCCTGCGAAAATGAATTTGAACTTGCGTTATGTGATATGCTGTATGTTACGGGAGTTCGTGTGTCAGAATTATGTGGTATGGATATTTCCGATGTAGATTTTCAGCGAAAAACGGCAATAGTTTATGGTAAAGGAAGAAAAGAGCGTCAAGTATATCTTAATGGACAGGTTGCTCTTCATTTATGGAGGTATCTGGACGGTAGAAATGATGATAATCCAGCTTTATTTGTGTCTCCCAATAGGCCAAAGAGCCGCATTTCTGGTCAGACAGTTCGTAATATTTTACAGTGTATAAAGGCAAGAGATGCAGAATTGGAAGGTGTGAAAGTTACTCCCCATGTGTTCCGGCGTACTGTTGGTACAGATATGATTAACAAAGGCGCTCCTGCTGAAATTGTAAAGGAAGCACTTGGACATGTTAAGATTGATACAACATTAAAATGCTATGCAGCAATCAGCAGAGAGACAGTACAACAGGCACATGCAAGATTTGTTGGATAAAGTAAATCCTGGAAATAAGGTAACACTTTTTGATACCCCCCTAGGTTAAGAATTTTGCAGAAAAAAGACGGAAATGTTTTTTGAGAAATTTTTGAATTTTGGTATTTTTTTTAATAGGAAAAGTTGATTTTGAATTTGTGTCGAATTTCTTTCGGATTTTGCATAAAACTTTTAGATACACTGTCTCGTTGGTGCTTTGCGATGCCGATTAGGGTAGTAGTGCTAGCTAGGCAGTATACAAAATATCCAGTATAAGTGCATGATATCACAAGCGCGGATAGTGTGCAAGCCTGTAATATTGTTTTGACGCATCACAAGCGCTGTTGTTGGATTTTACAGGCGTTATCCTTGTAATATGCGACAAAAGCATAAAAACGGCTATACGGATAAAATATCATGTTGTCAATTCGCAAATTCCCGCACCGGCTGCCGGGCGGGAACTGGGAAATAGTGCGGTGGACTGCGTACACTTCTGTTCATGGGCCTCAAATACGCCGCCCGTCTGCGCCCCGTCCCGCAGCTTGTAGGGTGGTGTATTGCCTGTATGCTGGATGCTATCGCGCAACCGTTAAGAGCCGGATGACGTCACCGGGGCGTTGCTGGGGGTTTACGGGTGTCCGGCTTGCGTTGGCTTGTAGACGGGTACAGGGCCGTCGCACGTAAGCCTGCCGCCGGTCAGAGCCGGAAACGGGGAAATGTGGGTTAGACTGTTGCTTGCGTCTGCGGACTTAGGATGTGGCATAGATTGTCGCACCATCAGACATCCGGGAAATCAGAGTGGGTGCCTCCCAGTCGATGTTTTCTTCTTCTCCTTCTGGCGCATTTGGCGCATCGTAGTCAATACAATATTCTTTGTCGCCACAAATTGCAATGACAGAAAATGTGTCATTATCTAACCATTGTTGATTGTTTGTGAAAACATAATTTTGATTGTTGATTGTAAGGTTATACATAAATTTCCTTTCTCCCCTTGTCCCTGGGGGCCGGGAAATGATGAAACAGTAACGGCGGGAGTCGAACCCGCCTAAAAAATTCGTGACTGCCTAAAAAGTTGATTTTTGATATAATACAGATTTTAAATACTGGATTTTGTCCCAGATTTTCCCGTCCATGTTCATTGCGTGCATAAATGCGGCGTGCGGGGCGTGGTCTAGCAGGTATTCATATTGGTTGATTTCTGGTAGGGATGAAAACCACTTTTCCCACTTTCCGCCCTGGATGTTGGCGGCGTGTTCAATTTTCTGTAGCTCAGCGCCGGGAACATATGACGCTGGGTTCACATACCATGTGATTTTCCCGCAGTCTGCGATATGGGCGATTGTTTTATAATCTCCATTTTCCTCGATAGCCTTGTTACATACTGTAATGCCGTTTCCCAGGCATCCCATAAATAATTCAAATGTTGTCGCACATGCTGTTAATATGCGGATTGCTGTCATCCTCTAAAACATCGATGCCAACACATTTTTGTAAATCATCGGACACAACCCCAGTGTTAAAAGTTTTGCCGATGTAATATGCTTTTGCTTCCTCTACGGTTGCATTCATGCGCGTGAGATTGATATCTCCGTTTGCATACTTAATCTTTAGTGTCAACATATAATGTATACCATCCTTTCTTTTTTGCATTTTGGCGGCTACTTTTCACGGTCTCGGCCGCCGCGAAGCACGTCCGGGGCGTTACTGTTTCGCCTATGGTTTCTGTTTTTCCTCCGCTCTGCGACTTCCTCCGGGGTTGCGACCGGATACCCGCATTAGAGGGGCGGCAGGTGCCGCCTATTTGTTATATAATTTGGTTTCTTGTTCGTTGGCTGCTTCGGTGTGTCCGTCCGGATATTCCCGGATTATTTTTCCGCCGCATTCCGTTACCCAGTAAATCAAGTTCCCATTTTCATCTGCCAGATACATGCTTTTCATGTTGTTCCTTTCTCCCGGATCTGACCCTGCCGGGCTGGTGGTGCGGTTAAACAGTTGCGATAACAACGGCATCCTCTATGATGATTTCGCCCTCGTCATTACCATAGGTAACACGGTCTCCGCCGATGATAACAATATCTCCATAGTATACTTTGGATGCGTTAATGGCTTTTTCCAGCTTTGACTTGATTTCCTCTGAGTCATCCCATCCGGAGTGTATTCTGGTGTTGTATGCGCACGTGCCAGGGAGTTCTTGCGGCTCTTCCGTCTCGTATGTGGAGCAGTCGAACTCATAATTCCAGTCGTAAGAGTTGCGGCAGTAATCGCCAACGTTGTAATGTTCATCATCTGCCAAATGTCTTATGCCTATATATTCGGCTCCGCTGGCCTCAATTAAATCAATGATGTTTTTGGTCATGGCTTTTATCTCCTTTTTGTTTGGTGTGTTGTTGTTTGCTATGTTCATATTATAACGCACATATATAGATACCGCAATACCGGAATGATAACGAAATAACGCACATATATAGACGCAAAAATTGTCTAATGTGTATAACGCACATATTCGTTGACATTAAAACGCACATAGGATATAATAATGTAAAGCACATATATAAAGGACGGTGTGAAAAGTGGAGAATAAGGAATTAAAGACAACTGAAGCGCAGAGAAAAGCAATAAGGGATTACGAAAAAAGGAATTACAGGCTAAATATTGTTTTTCCGGCAGGGACGAAAGAGCGAATAGAGGGACTTGGGCTAAATAAAACACCATCTGCCTTTATTCGCGATACAATTTTAACAAAATTGGAAGAGCTCGAAAAAATATTAAAATAACGCACATAGACAGATTGGCAATATAACGCACATATGATAAGGTTGATTTTATGGAATCGTAATTAAAATGTTTTTCAAACCAAAAGAGCACGAGCCCAGCCACTTACATGCCCTGTATGGCGAGCACATCGGGATTTTTGATTTGCGAACCATGGAGATGACGGAGGGAGACCTGCCGCGGAAAGCCCAGGAACTTGTTAGAGAGTGGATGGAGCAACACCAGAACGATTTGTTGGAAATGTGGGAAACTCAAAATCTTAAGAAATTGCCGCCGTTATAAGCGGCTTTTTCTCCTGTCTGGAGGTGGTGAGATGATACCAAGAATTAAAGAGGTAAAACCATTAGATAACTATATCTTGTCGGTAGTTTTTGACGATGGGAAAACGGTTTTATATGATGTCAAAGAGGATATGGAG